GCTGACCGCCAGCATCGGCGCGGCGATCGCTGCCGACCGCACTCTGGGCGGCCATTGCGACTGGGTCGAGGCGGAAGCGCCGCGGGCCGTCGATCTGCCGGTCGAGGGCGCGGCGAGCCTGAAGGCCGCCGTGATCCCGGTCGTGCTGCACTATTCCACGGCCGACCCGCTGGCCTGACCCAACCGACCACAGGAGACGAACATGGCACGAGCCCAGGGGGCGCGGGCGCTGATGGCGCTTGCGTTCGAGACGACCTATGGAACGCCGCCCGCCAGCGGCTTCACCCGCATGCCCTTCGCCAGCACCTCGCTCGGCGCCGAGCAGCCGCTGCTGAACTCCGAGCTTCTCGGCTATGGCCGCGATCCTCTGGCGCCGATCAAGGACGCGGTGACGGCGGACGGCGATGTCGTCGTGCCGCTGGATGCCGAGGCCTTCGGCTTCTGGCTGAAGGCGGCCTTTGGTGCGCCGACGACCACCGGCACCGGCCCCTGGACGCACGAGTTCCAGTCGGGGTCCTGGACGCTGCCGAGCATGTCGATCGAGACCGGCATGCCCGAGGTGCCCCGCTACGCCATGTATTCCGGCTGCGTGCTGGACCAGATCACTTGGCAGATGCAGCGCTCGGGGCTGCTGACCGCGACGGCGCGGCTGGTGGCGCAGGGCGAAACGGTCGGCACGACCACCAGCGCCGGAACGCCCGCTGCGCTGGAACTGAAGCGCTTTGGCCATTTCAACGGGTCGATCACCCGGAACGGCACCGCCCTCGGCAACGTGGTCTCGGCCGAGATCACCTATGCCAACAATCTCGACCGGATCGAGACCATCCGGTCGGACGGCCGCATCGACGGGGCCGACCCGTCCATCGCCGCTTTGACGGGCCGGATCGAGGTGCGCTTCGCCGACCAGACGCTGGTGACGCAGGCGATCGACGGCGAGGCCTGCGAAATGGAATTCGCCTACGTCCTGCCGTCCGGCGAAAGCTTCACCTTCACCGTGCACGCCGTCTACCTGCCGCGGCCCCGGATCGAGATCTCCGGTCCGCAGGGGGTGCAGGCCACCTTCGACTGGCAGGCCGCGCGCGACAGCGTGGTCGGGCGGATGTGCACGGCGACCCTCGTGAACGATGTGGAGACGTATTGATGCTGACGCTCGACCTGACGAACGCTCCCCGCTGGCATGACCTGGCGCCCGGCGTGCGGGCGGAGCTGCGCCCCCTGACCACGGCGCTGATGGTGGCGACGCGCAGCGACCCGACCGTCGAGGCGGTGCCCGAGGAGGCGTCCGACGAGGAGCGCGCGGTGGCTTTCGCCAAGGCACTGGCACGACGGGCCGTGCTCGCCTGGGACGGCATCGGCGATGCCGACGGCAATGTGATCGAACCGAGCCCCGAGGCCATCGACGCGCTGCTCGACGTCTGGCCGATCTTCGAGGCCTTCCAGCTGACCTACGTCTCGAAGGGCCTGCTGCTGGAACAGGAAAAAAACGCCTCCGCGCTCTCGCCGAATGGTCCTTCGGCGGGGGCGAGCGCTACTGCCAAGCCTGCCCACCCTACGAGGGCCGCGAGCAGGCCTGCCCGGACTGCCCGGCGCGGCTGAACCGTCCGGAAACTTCAGAGGGTTGGCAGGTCTGGGACCTCGTCGGCCGACTCGGCGGACAGCTGCGCGTTCTGCCCGGCGCAGTGATCGGCTGGGATATGACCGCGGCGCTGGCGCTCGGCGACGCGCTTGGCGTCCCACCCGCCGCCGCGGGCGAACTGCTGCCCGTCATCGAAGCGGTGATGGTCGCCAAACTCAACGAACAGATGGATCACTCCCATGGCTGAGAAGAGGGTCAGCGTCCGCCTCGCGGCCGTGGGCGGGCGGCAGGTGCGCGCCGAACTGGAAGGTGTGGGCGAGGCCGGGTCGCGCGGCTTCGGACGACTGAGCCGCGAGATGGAAGCGGCGAACGCCCGGCTCGCGGCCTTCTCACGGCGGGTGCGTGTGGCCGCCGCTGCGGCAGTTGCCGCTGCGACCGCCGCTGGCGTGGCGATGATCCGGTCCGGTCTCCAGACCGTCGATGCGCAAGCCAAGCTCGCACAGTCGCTTGGCACCACGGTCGCCTCGATCCAGACGCTGGAGCGCGCGGGGGAACTTGCGGGCGTGTCGATGTCCGGTATCGAACAGGCCACGAAGGATCTGACGCGCCGTCTCAGCCAGGCGGCCGCCGGGACCGGTCCCGCCGCCGATGCGCTGGACCGGCTGAGCCTTTCCGCCACCGACTTGATCGCGCTGCCGCTGGACCAGCGCGTCGGCGCCATCAACGCCGCCATCGAAAGCTTCGTGCCTGCCGCCGAGCGCGCCGCCGTCGCGGGCCAGCTCTTCGGCGAGGAAGGCTCCATCGCCATGAGCCGGATCGACACGGCGACGCTGCGCCAGGCGACCGAGGACGTGCTTGCCTTCGGGGTCGTCGTCTCCGAACAGGACGCCGACCAGATCGAGCGGACCAACGACGCGATCTCCCGGCTCAGGCTGATCTGGCGCGGGCTCTCGAACCAGTTGGCCGTCGCCGCGGCGCCTGCGCTCGAGGCCGTCGCCAACGCCATGGCGGCGGTTGCCAGCCGCACCGGGCCGCTCGGCATCGCCATCCGGGGGCTCTTCGACAATATCGGTCGCCTGACCACCTATGCCGCCACCTTCGCGGCGTTCCTCGCGGGCCGCTGGGTGGCGGGGATGGCCGCTGCCGCGCTCTCGGTCCGTGGCCTCGCCACGGCGCTGGTCGTCCTGCGTGGGGCGCTGATCCGGACCGGTATTGGCGCGCTGATCGTCGGCGCGGGCGAGCTTGTCTATCAGTTCACCCGCCTCGTCTCCGGCGCGGGCGGTTTCGGCGAGGCGATGTCGCTCCTGAAGGACCTCGCGGTCGAGGTCTGGGAGCGGATCCGGATGGGTGCGGCTGCGGCGGGCGTGGCCACCACGGCGATGTTCTTCGACCTGAAGGCCGACGCGGCCTCGAGCATGCAGAGCGCGATCGAGAGCGTGGTGGGCTTCGGGAATACGGCGGCGAATACGTTCGAGGGCGCCTACGAGGCGATCAAGGCGATCTGGGGACTGCTGCCCGCCGCCATCGGCGATCTGGCGTTCCAGGCGGCCAACAGCCTGGTCGACGGCGTCGAGGCGATGCTGAACGGCGTGGTCTCGCGCATCAACGGCTTCATCGGCGGCATCAACCAGGGGCTCGAAGCTCTCGGGTCGGAGCGGCGCATCTCGCTGGTGCCGGACCTCGACCTCGGCGAGATCGAGAACCGCTTCGAGGGCGCGGCCAGTGCTGCCACGACAGCTGCGCAGGCGGCGTTCGACCGGGCCTTCGAGGACAACCCGCTCACCGCGCCCGATCTCGGCCTGACCGAAGCGGCGAACCGGGCGCTCGAGTCCGCCAACCTCTACCGAGGCGCCGCGCGCGACCTGGCGGAAGGGGCCCGCGCCCCGCTCGAAAGCTGGCAGGCGCTGCGCGATGCGGTGCGTGGCACCGACGAGGCCAGTGCCGATGCGCTGACCGAGGCCACCGGCGCGGCCGAGCGGTTGGAGACGGCGCTCGGCGATGCCGGGCGCGCTGCAACAGATGCAGGCGCGGCGGCCGGAGCCGCCGCTGCTGCAGCGGAGCCCGCGACCGAGGCCGCCGTCACCGGCTGGCAGGCGGTCACGGCGGCGCTGTCGGATTACGCCAGCAATGCGCGCGAGATCGGCGGAGATATCGGCCAGAGCCTCGTCGGCGCCTTCCAGTCGGCCGAGAACGCGGTCGGCGAGTTCGTGAAGACCGGCAAGCTCAGGTTCAGCGATCTCGTCACTTCGCTGCTCGCGGACCTCGCCAAGCTGGCTGCGCGCAGGTTCATCCTTGGACCCATCGCCAATGCGCTCTCGGGCATCTTCACGGGCGCGTTCGGCGCTCTGCTCGGTTCTGCCGCGCCGATGACGTCGCCTGCGCCGGTTCCGCGACCAGTGCTCCACCGCGGCGGCATCGTCGGCGCTGCTTCGCCGATGCGGGCGGTTCCAGCGATGGCCTTCGCCGGCGCGCCGAGGATGCACGCCGGCGGCGTCGCCGGTCTTCGCCACGACGAGGTGCCCGCGATCCTCCAGCGGGGTGAGCGGGTGCTCTCGCGTCGCGAGGCGCAGGCTTACGGTTCGGGCGGCGTCAACGTCACTATCATGGCGCGCGACGCCGAGAGCTTCAGGCAGTCCCGCACTCAGGTCGCTGCCGACATCGCCCGCGCCGTCTCGCTCGGGCGTAGGGGGCTCTGAGCCATGGCCTTCCACGAGGTCCGGTTTCCGGACGACATCAGCCGTGGCGCGCGGGGCGGGCCCGAGCGGCGCACCCAGATCGTCGAGCTCGCCTCCGGCGACGAGGAGCGCAACGCAAGCTGGGCGAACTCCCGTCGGCGCTACGACGTCGCCTATGGCATCCGCCGCGCCGACGATCTGGCGACGGTCGTCGCCTTCTTCGAGGCCCGCAACGGCAGGCTCCACGGCTTCCGGTTCAAGGACTGGGGTGACCACAAGTCCTGCTTGCCTTCGGGCACGGCATCGCCGACCGATCAGTCCATCGGCACCGGTGATGGCGCGACGACCGCGTTCCAGCTGGTCAAGCGCTACGCCTCGGGCAGCCATACCTGGAGGCGGACGATCACAAAGCCGGTCGCCGACACGGTGCGCGTCGCGCTCGATGGTGTCGAACAGCCCAGCGGGTGGTCCGTCGACACGACCACCGGCGTCGTGACGTTCGATGGCGCGCTCGCTGAGGGCGTCGCCATCACCGCGGGCTTCGAGTTCGACGTGCCAGTCCGTTTCGACACCGACGCGCTCGACGTGACGCTCGACCTCGAGCGGCTCGGCTCGATCACCTCCATTCCGCTGCTGGAACTGCGCCGATGAAGACCCTCGATACTGCCCTGCAGGCCCACCTCGACGAGGGCACGACCACGCTCGCCTGGTGCTGGCGGGTCACGCGGGCCGATGGCGTCACCTTCGGCTTCACCGATCACGACCGGACGCTGAGCTTCGACGGGACCGAGTTCGAGCCGGAAAGCGGCCTGACCGCATCCGAGGTTCGGTCGGGCTCCGATCTCTCGGTCGATGCGCAGGACGCCGAAGGCGTGCTGACCTCAGACCGCATCACCGAGACCGACATCCTCGATGGCCGCTGGGACAACGCGGCGGTCGAGGTCTGGCGCGTGAACTGGGCCGACACCGCGCAGCGCGTGCTGATGCGGCGCGGGGCCATCGGCCAGATCCGGCGCGGGCGGCTCGCCTTCGTCGCCGAAGTCCGCTCGCTCGCGCATGTGCTCGGCCAGACGGTCGGGCGGACCTTTCAGGCGACCTGCGATGCCGCGCTTGGCGACGCGCGCTGCGGCGTCGATCTGGAGGATCCGGCCTTCAAGGGGACGGGCACGGTGATCGATCTGCTGCGCGACCGGGCCTTCACCGCCTCCGGTCTCGGCGGCTTTGAGGCCGGCTGGTTCACCTTCGGAACCGTGGAGTGGACCAGCGGCGCGAACGCCGGGCGTCGGGCTGAGGTGCTGGGTCACGAGGCAACGGACGGCATCGCGGTGCTGACCCTGCTGGAAGCACCGGTGCGCGCCATTGCCGAGGGTGACGGCTTCACCATCCGTGCAGGCTGCGACAAGCGCATGGAGACCTGCGGGGCCAAGTACGCGAACACAGCCAACTTCCGAGGCTTCCCGCACATCCCCGGCCAGGACACGATCCTCCGATACGCGACGAAGGATGGCGGCCACGACGGGGGCGTGCTGTGACGCCGGCCGATCCCGAGCGGGTCATCGCCATTGCGCGGTCCTGGATCGGCACGCCGTATCACGACCAGGCGAGCCTGCGCGGCGTCGGCTGCGATTGCCTCGGGCTGGCTCGCGGGGTCTGGCGCGAGATCGTCGGCCCCGAGCCGTTCCCGATCCCGCCTTACAGCCGCGACTGGGGCGAGACCGGACCACGCGAGGTGCTGGCGGACGGCGCGCGCAGCATGATGATCGAGGTGTCTCCCGCCGAGGCCGGTCCCGGCGCGCTGGTGCTGTTCCGCATGATGCCCCGCGCCATCGCCAAGCATGTCGGGATCCTGACCGGTCCTGACAGTTTTCTCCACGCCTATGAGCGGCTCGGCGTGATCGAGGAACCGCTCACGCAATGCTGGCGGCGGCGCATCGCCTTCGCCTTCCTGTTCCCGCAACGCTGAGACCCCGGACATGGCCACCCTCGTTCTCGGCGCGGCCGGCGCTGCCATTGGCGGTTCGATCGGCGGCGCGATCCTCGGCGTCAGCGCAGCGACCATCGGCGGGTTCATCGGCTCCAGCATCGGCTCGGTCGTCGACAGCTGGATCATCTCGTCGCTGGCGCCCACGCAGCGCATCGAGGGCGCGCGGCTCGACACGCTGCGCATCACCTCCGCGACCGAGGGCGCGGTCATCCCGCGGCTCTACGGCCGGATGCGCATGGGCGGCAACATCATCTGGGCGACGGATTTCCGCGAGGAGACGAAGACCACCACGCAGGGCGGCGGCAAGGGCGGTGGGGGCGGCAAGGTCAAGACGACCGAGTATCTCTACTACGCATCCTTTGCGGTCGCGCTCTGCGAGGGGCCGATTACCGGGATCGGCCGCATCTGGGCCGACGGCAAGCTGCTCGATACCGCCGGGATCACCTGGCGCTGGTATCCGGGCGACGCGAGCCAGACCGCCGACCCGTTCATCGCGGCGAAGATGGGCGCGGCCGGCACGCCCGCCTATCGCGGCACTGCTTACGTGGTCTTCGAGGACCTGCCGCTCGCAAATTACGGCAACCGCCTGCCGCAGCTCAGTTTCGAGGTGTTCCGCCCGCTCGCCGATCCCGACACCGCCGAAGGGCTGACCCGCGCCGTCACCATGATCCCGGCCTCGGGCGAGTTCACCTATGCGACGCAGGCGATCCGGAAGACCGATGGCGGCGCGACGGTCCCCGAGAACCTGAACGCGCTGGCAGACTCCACTGACATGGTGGTGGCGCTCGACCGTCTGCAGGCGATGGCGCCGAAGGTCGAGAGCGTCAGCCTCGTCGTTGCCTGGTTCGGCAACGACCTGCGCGTGGGCGACTGCACCATCCGACCGGGCGTCGAGGTGTCGGAGAAGACGACGAGCCCGCAGAGGTGGTCGGTGAACGGCGTGAGCCGGTCTGCCGCCCATCTCGTCAGCCGCGATGATCAGGACCGGCCGGTCTATGGCGGCACGCCGGCCGACTTCGCGGTGGTCCAGGCGATCCAGGAGATGAAGGCCCGCGGGCTGCGCGTGACCTTCTACCCCTTCATCCTGATGGACGTCCCGCCGGCCAACACGCTCCCGAACCCCTACAGCGACAACGCCGCCGAGACGGGCCAGCCGGCCTTTCCCTGGCGCGGCCGGATCACCTGTTCGCCCGCCGCGGGCTACACCGGCAGCGTCGACAAGACCGCCACGGCGGTGAACCAGGTCGCCGCCTTCTTCGGCGGCGCCAGCCCCTCGGATTTCGCAGTGTCCGGCGAGACCGTCTCCTGGACCGGCCCGGCCGACGACTGGGGCTTGCGTCGCATGGTACTGCACTACGCCCATCTCTGCGCGGCGGCGGGCGGGGTAGACGCCTTCCTGATCGGGACCGAGATGCGCGGGCTGACGACGATACGCTCGGGCGCGTCCAGCTATCCGGCGGTGCAGGCCTTCCGCGATCTGGCCGCCGACGTGCGCTCCATTCTCGGGGCGGGCACGGCGATCAGCTATGCAGCCGACTGGTCGGAATACTTCGGGCACCAGCCGGGTGACGGCAGCGGCGACGTGTTCTTCCACCTCGATCCGCTATGGGCTGATCCGGAGATCGATTTCGTCGGGATCGACAACTATATGCCGCTGTCGGACTGGCGCGACGGCTTCGAGCACGCCGATGCGCAGGAGGGCTGGCCCGCGATCTACGATCGGGCCTACCTGCAGGGGAACATCGCGGGCGGCGAGGGCTTCGACTGGTTCTATCCCAGCGCGGCGGACCGCTCAGCGCAGGTCCGCACCCCGATCACCGACGGTGCCGCCAGCAAGCCATGGGTCTTCCGCTACAAGGATCTGCGCAGCTGGTGGTCGAACGCGCATTACGATCGCCCGGGCGGGGTGGAGAGCGGGACGCCG